TAGTGCGGTCAGGCATCTGTGGTGAGATCGTTCAGGCTTATTATCAGCGTGGTCGGTGACTTGACAACTTCAGGCAACTGTGATAGACCTATGTAACCCGTTAGGAGATTCGTATGGCATTCGTGTTTCAGCCCGACCCAACTCTTCCGCTGCCAAATTCTTTCTGCACCGTCGCTGAGGCTGATGATTATCAGTCGACTAAGTTGAATACCACTTGGGTAGGCCTTAGCAACGCTAATAAAGAGAAACTGCTTGCATGGGCTACCCGTCAGTTGAACACGATGAACTATATCGGAGTTAAAACGAACCCTACTCAGTATTTGCAGTGGCCGAGATCGTATTGTCCTGTGGATGGAGGTTATACAGGTTCAATCACTGACGACGCTTACGGCACCTACTACCTAGACCCTGATACTTGGCCAACCTTCCTTAAAGAAGCCACAGCGGAGATGGCTGGTATTCTTATGGCTGGCGATGTCACTGCTGATTCCGGTTTAGGTGAATTTTCTCGCCTGAAAGTCGATGTAGTCGAATTGGAAATGAAGGACATGCCGCGAACTAGCTGGCTCAAACCATCTGTGAGAAACCTTATTTATAGGTTCCTTGTGAATTCTAGCCCCTATAACGCACCTACTCAACGGGTCGGCTAAATGGGACTTAGATCAACTATCGTTAATGCTGTTGGTTCGGCTTTTAAGGCTATTGGGGACATTGCGGAGACTGCAACATTCCGCAGAGTTGCTTCGGCCTACAATCCGGCTACCGGAACGAACGTAACGACTAATACTGATTACACGATTCTGAAGGCTGTGTTCAGTCGGTATGATTCTTCCGAAATCGATAAAATTGTCGTGCTCGCCACAGACATCAAAATGCTGTTTCAGCAATCTGAGTTAGCTATTGTACCTAATCTTGCTACGGACAAAGTTATTAGAACCTCAGATGGCAAAGTATTCAACATCATCCGAACATCCCAAGACCCTGTTCGTAGTCTGCATATCCTTCAGTTGAGATCACCCAGCTAGCCATGCTGAAGTTCTCCGTAACTGTTTCTGAGGCGTCTATTGCGGCGATCAAGAAGGCTGTAGAGCGTAAGGCTGCTGAAGTTGTGGCTAAGGTTGCAAACGACATCTACGAGGACATTGTAGCCAACAAACGACCCTATTGGTCAGGGGAGTACTTAGCGAGTTGGAATATCACCTTCGGTCATCCTAGCACCTTGATGCTTGTGTCGGCTGGAGTTGATAAGGAACGTGGTCAAGGTAAGGGTGCTGACTTCCACTATTTCAGACCTAGAGACCTTACGATCCTGCCGAACTACAGCAACCCTTATGAATCTATCTTTGTGTCGAATGCGGCTTTACACAGTTATAAGGTCGAGTTCGAGGGGACTCCGACACATCCTCAAGGTGGTTGGATGATTGCTACTGGGGCTGTTAACGATGTCGTAGGTAAGTATAGGTTCTTCTAGCCTCGCAAGTCTGTTAGGTATTCATCCATACACTTAACACAGACCTTATAAGACCCAAAGAAATCCCCGTCTATTAGTGCTTTCTCGTATCGGTAAACGTCACCTTTAGGAATCTTGTGGCCGTCTCCATAACTACCTAACCCAAAGAAGCAGTCGTGTTCTTTGTTGGCTTTTACTAGCTTAACTGTTCTGCAAGAAACTTCACCATCTTCGCCTTCATACGGGCTGAAGTTTAAGTAATCTTCTTCTGCGAATTTCATCTAGGTCTCCTAAAATTTAAGTATATATCGAAGAGCGTTCAAAGTCAACACTTGACATTTCCCCAAAAGTATGATAGACATGGTTTCCTATGAGCCATGCTGCCCTGAACACCCTCGTTGAGAATCGCTTTGCAACCGTTTGGGGTGCAACAACTCCTATTGCTTATGAAGGCGTAGATTTTACCCTAACACCTGGATCGTCTTGGGTCGCAATCAAGGTTCGTGAAGGGTCTTCTAGGAAGATTACATTGGGTAGTGGCGCTCAGGTTCGTAGGACGATTGGGACGATCTTTGTTGAGACTTATGCCCCATTAGGTCAAGGTTCAAAGCCTACACGGGATTTGGTTGATGCTGTTAAAGCAGTTTTTAGGGATTACAGGTCTGGTGGGCTGATCTGCCACGAAGGAAGTTCTAGTGTAATTGGCCCCGAGTATTATACCAATAGCGGGACTGGAGTTCCTGCAACGTCTCAGCAATATCAGGCGATTGTGGCTGTGCCGTTTAGGTATGATGAATTGATTTAACTGTTGTTTTGATCGGCGTGATGAACGCCTTGTTGTTTAATTTTACTTAAAGGAGTTTGTCATGAGCGCAGGTGATCTCGTACTTCATTCTTATGTCCCCGAGGTAACCCTCGGAGTAACACCCGCAGCAGCACTAACTAACATTAACGTGGTGTCGTCTTCGATTGATGGTAACATTAGCACCACCGTATCTAACCAAATTAACCCGAACCGTTCCGAGAGTGACCTCGTTCGCACTGAAGGAACTACCGGAGGCGATCTTGGAATCGAATGGTCCTTTGGTGCATATAACGACTTTGTTGAGGGCGCTCTTGGTGGAGACTTCACTACTGCCGTATCTTATACGGCGTCCACTATTTCCGCAGCTAACGCCGATAACAGCCTGAATGACTCTGGGTCAGGATTTTCAACCGCAAACATCCTCCCAGGCCATTGGATTAAATTCACTGGTTTTACTGGTGGTAGCATTGGCCTAAATGGTGTTCCATGTAAAGTTGTGAGTGTCACAACATCCAAGATCATCGTAAGTGGTATCACTTTGGTTAATGATGCTGCTGGTGAGTCTGTTACTATTAAGGGTTCTTCAGTGAGATCAGGTACCACCAAGAAGAGCTTCAGTATTGAGAAGCGATTTGTTGATCTCACCAACGTCTTTGTATCTCACAAGGGCTGTGTGGTCAATGGGATGAATCTAAATGCCTCCGTCGGTTCGATTGTTAATGGTTCGTTCAGCTTCACTGGAACCACGACAGCCTATGCAGCAACAACCATCGGCACCGGCCCGAACGTAGCAGCAACAGCCAATCAAGTTTTCGATCCTACTGATAGTCTGGGCGTAATTTATATTGATGGTACTGCTTCTTCGGCTTGTATTCGTTCGTTGAACCTGACGACGACTAACAATAACCGTAATACGCAGTGCCTCGGTAGCCTGTTCCCATCGAATATTAACTTGGGGACTCTTGGTGTAACTGGTACGGCAGAACTCTACTTCAGTGACTATACGCTGCTTGACAAGTTCTTGGCTGGCACCGCGATCAGCCTGTCATATAGCTTCAGCGATGCTGACGGCAATTGGATGGTTATTGATATGCCTAATGTTAAGTTCAACACAGGAACTTTGTCGGGTATCTCGAAAAATTCCGATGTCATGACATCTTTGAGTTTCACTGCCCTGTACGATAGCACTGCTGGTTATGTGATTCAGGTTTCTAGCCTGCCTGCATAAGTAGTTTAAGTTTAATCCGACCGCCCTTCGGGGCGGTTTTCTTTTGTAGGCTTGACAAGTATAAAAAAGTCTGTATCATCCGTAAAGTTCCATGTCGGAACCAACTTAACCAAGAGGACTTAACAAATGAAGATTTCCAAGATCAAGAAGGACGTGAATGCTGTTGATGCTGGCGTGTGGGTGAACAAGTGCTTCGATGACCTTGATGTCAAAGTAGCCAGCACCGACAGTCGCAAATACACTGACGCCCTGCGTGTAGCACTTAAGCCCTACCAGCGCACCCTGAAGAACATGTCTAACGAACAGTTCGCTGAGATTCAGAACAAGATTGCAGCCAAGTATCTTTTGCTCGATTGGCGCAACCTGATTGGTGAGGATGAACAGCCTATCCCCTACAGCCCAGAAAAGGCTCTGGAACTCCTGAATGACCCCGAGATGGCTGATTTCCGTGAGTTGATCATGTCGCTTGCATCCGAACAAGAACTCTTCCGTAAGGAGGCACTGGCGGAACTCGCCACCAAAAGCGAGTGATTATGTAAAGTGGAGTCTCCGGTGGGGTGAGAAGTATGAGTTTCTTGTAGCAGAACATGAGAAAAAGCAGCACCTACCCGACTGGAAGACTCCATCAGCAATCACTGAGCGACCAGAACTAGAATTCGACGAGGAGTTGTACCTAAAGGACTTCTATACCTTATCGTCATCACGACAATCGGGTATGGGTCTAGGTGCAATTCCTGTCAGTGAGATACTAAAGTTCTGCGAGCACTTCGAGATACCTGACTCCGATGACTTTCTCTACGTGATCCAAAAGATCGACAACGCTTACCTTGAGTTTCATAGAGATAAGCAGGAACAAGAGAAGCCTAAAGACGATGGTGGGAAGTCTAAAGCCGTAGCAGCATTGGCGGCGAAAGGGAAAGGTAGGAAATGACGCAAATCGAAATCAGCGAGGTCATCCCCGAAGGCCGTAAGCGGTTCGTATGGCCTTGGGATGCCTTGAAGTCTGTAGGTGACTACTTCGTTGTCAAAGACCCTAAGAACGTCCGTAATGGGCGTCAGTCGGTGTTTCAGGCTAATGAGTCTGCAACCTTCAAGAAGTTTGTTGGGCGTAAGGTTACTCTTGGATATATGGTGGAGCGGGTTGGTTGAGTAACTGAGTTGCGAGTAGACTAGAACCGCCTTCGGGCGGTTTCTTTTTGCCTTGACATTCTCCTAAAACTCTGATAGACCTATCCGCTACCATATGAGGTGCGGCGATGGCAGATTCCAAGATTCCAGTAGAGATTGAAGTTCGATTAGACGAACGTAGTGTCGGTGTGTCTATGGAGTCTTTGAAGTCGCGGGTCAAGGCTCAGGGTCGTAGTATCGGAGAACTGCTAAATCAAGCAGTTCATTTTGATCTCCCGAAAAGCGGTCTTGAAGCATTCCAACAGCAGATGGACGCAATCAAAAAGGCTGGTAGGGACAGGTTAGCTGAACAAAAGCGCCAATCAGCAGAGATGTTTAAAGTCCAGATGGCTTATGGTAATGACTACGTTAAGTGGCTTAACCAACAGCACGCCGAAGCCATAAAGGTCGATAAGGCCATAACTGCTTCAGCGACAGCAGAAGCCCGCAAAAAACTACAGGCTCAGATGGCCTTCGGTAATGACTACGTTAAGTGGCTTAACCAACAGCACGCCGAAGCCATAAAGGTCGATAAGGCCATAACTGCTTCAGCGACAGCAGAAGCCCGCAAAAAACTACAGGCTCAGATGGCCTTCGGCAATGACTATGTTAAGTGGCTAGGTCAGCAACAGGCTGAGGCTATCAAGATTGATAAGGCCATAACTGCCTCCGCAGCCGCAGAAGCCCGTAAGAAACTACAGGCCCAGATGGCCTTCGGTAATGACTACGTTAAGTGGCTTAATCAACAGCACGCTGAAGCTCTGCGAATGAACAAGGATTTCAATAAGCAGCAAGCAGCCGCTTCAATGTTCGTCGGCCCACAGCTACCTAGGTCTTTCAGCAGCCAAAACTTGATGCAAGGTGTCGTAACTGGCAATCAAGATGCCATTAGGACTATGGCTAAGTTGCACGAAGAAGGTAACAAGATGAATGCTGTGTTTGGTAAGACGGCAACACTATGGGGTGCTCTTGATAGCCGGCTTCGCGGCATAGCTCTCCTAACTACAGAACTCACAAGGGCATTCTTTGGTTTGAGTTTAGCTGTTGCGGCTGTTGGTGCTCCTGCTATCTTTGGAACTCGTTACCTGAAGAACATCGAAGACGCTAAGATGGGTCTGATTGGTACTTTGGTTACTATGGGTAAGTTCACTGAAGGAACTGACAAGTTTCAAGCTGCACTAGGTCTTGCTAATGACACCATCAAGTCACTCGAAGTGAACGCTCTGAGGTTTGGTATCCCGCTTGACGAAATCCTTAATGTGTTCCGCGCTATTACTGCATCTGGTCTTCAAGCGGGTATGACGCTCGAACAGATCGGTAAAGCTGCCTCAATAGGAACCGTTGCCGTTAGAGCATTGGGGCTTGACGCACGCCAGTCCGTCCAGGAACTGAGGGACCTTTTTATGGGCGGCATCATGCCTGCGTCATCAACGTTGGCTACATCTTTAGGCTTACGCGACAGTGACATCAAGAAAGCTAAAGCGGATGCAAAGGCTGGTATCAAGGACTTCTATGACTTCATCATGGAGCAGTTGCAGGGCTATGAACTTGTAGCTGCTGAACGCACCAACACTCTTTCAGGTTCTATGGACTTGCTTGGGATGAAGTTGCAACGTCTGTTTGCTAATGAAGGTGTATTTACATCAATCAAAGATGCTGTAAAAGGTGTGTCTAATTCTATAGCAGAACTCGACAAGAACACCAACCAACTGAAGTTCAATCCACAAATCATGGATCAGTTGTACCAGTATAACGCGATCATAAGCAAGGTTGTTGGATGGATGGGTAGTCTTGCTGAAGCTACACTCAATAACATCAACCATGTGGCTGCTTTTACATCGTCTATTGCTTTAGCTGCTACGACTATGGGTAAGTGGGGCATCTTAACGATCTTGATTGGTTGGCTAAAGGGTATTGGTGCGGCGTACACCGCTGCATCTACGCAGGCTACAGCATATTCTTTGGCACATTCAGCAGCAATGACTAAGGTCGTTGCGACAACAAAAGGTGTTCAGGCCGCTACATTAGCTGCTGTTGGTAAGACTGGTCTGATAGGTTTGGCATTCTTCGCACTTTACGAAGCAGCGGATATGATGGGGCTGCTTGATGGTATCTTTGGACGTTTTGAACAACGCGTAGATCAAGCCAGACAAAAAGTGAAGCAGATGACAACTTTTGAAAAACAAGAGAGACTGTCGGTAGTTGAACAAAACTTAAAAACATTGGGTGCTAAATCTGCTGAAGGTTATGACCCATATTCCTTATTTAATGACTTCAAGCAGGCGGCTAAGAAAGCTGCCGTTTCAAAAGAGACCGGAAAAATAATACTAGAGGAAGAATACAACAAACTTAGGGATTGGCAAAAAGCAGAATATGGTCAGTTAGAAAGTATCGAAACACTAATGCGCGTGATGAACGCTGAACGAGAAGGTATTGTAGAAGAGATTCAAAAGGCTATGAAGCCTGCTTCTGTCAAGGTAGGTGCGGGTGGTGTTGGCGCTTTCATGAAAGGGTCAGATGCGCTGTTGAAGGGGTCTGATTTTGAGAAGAGGCGCGAAGCAGAATCCAAGATGAACTCTTTGCTATTGCAGATGCAGCAAGGTGCGGTTGAGTTGGATGAACTATACAAGAAGCGTATAAACTCGAATGACTTGGAAAAACTGAACGACCGCGAAGAACAGGCTAAAGAAATTAGGTCGCGTATTCAGGCTATGGCCGACGAACGCAGAAAGATTGAAGAGTCGATGAACAAGTCTGAGAAAATTAAAGTCGACCCGAGTATAGCCAAAGCCCAAAAAGACGCCCTAAAAGACGCCCTGGACGCATACAAAGCCTATTCAACAGAACAAGATACACTTGTCCAAGAAGGTGCTGTTACATTCGCTGAAGCCTACAACAATCGCCTCAAGAAGATCGACGAACTGTCGGCTAAGACAATGGATAGTTCTAAGTGGGGTAAAGAACGTGCAGATGCCGAAAAGATTTTCGTTAAGCACCTGACCGAAGGCAACGAGGCATTGAAGAAAGAGATTGAACAGATTGAGGAATCCACAAGAGTCTCGATGCTTTACGGCGAGTCTGTTAAGGGTTCTGCTGCGGCATTGGCGTATGAGAAGGTGATGTTGGATGAGTCTCTGTCATCGCATCATAAGGCAGTTGCCTTGATTAACGTAGAGTTGCTTGCGCGAAAGCAGGTTGCTGAAGCTATCAACAAGATGCACAGTGAATACGTTGCTGGCGCTAAACAGCTTGAGGACATCGAAGCAGAAGGCTTGCTGATGTTCATGGAATCGGAAAAGCAGAAGATCGACTACCGAGAAGAACGTGCTAAGAAGATGTTGGAGATTGAAAAGAATGAAGCTCTTGCTGCGTTGGATATCCAAAAGCAAGTTCTGGATGCTACTGTTCAACTTCAAGGAGGTCAAGCAACTCAGGACCAGTTAAACTCCTACACAAAGATGTTGGAATCTAAAGCTACGATTGAAAAGTTGTATACCGACAGGTCTGTTCAGATCGGTAAAATCGCTAGTGCTGAACGCAAAAACGCAGAACTCAAAGACGCCAAAGAAACCGTAGACAAGATTGAAGGTACTTTCAAAGAAGCCTTCATGAACATCGCCAAAAGCGGGACTTCCGGTTGGCGCAGCATGCTTGACAAGTTCAAATCTGACTTTAAGAAGAACATCATAGAATACATCTACAAGGAGCTTGCCAAGCCATTTGTGTTGAATGTAATCGCTCAAGTCACAGGGGCTATGGGGATGTCTGATGTGTCTCAGGCGGCTAACATGATGTCAGGGACTGGAAACATGTTAGGTACAGGGTCAACTGCTTACAGTATGTTTAACACCGCCGCAACAGCAACAGGTATTTCTTCACTTGGCTCATTTGGAGCTGGACTAACTGCTGCTGGTAGCGGGGCTTCTGGTTTGGCAATCGAAGGCGGATTGGCGATGATGGCCGAAGGTGAGATTATGGCTGGGATGATGCAGACTCTAGGTGCTGCCGCACCGTGGATCGCAGCCGGGTTAATTGTTGCTGATGCTGTAGGTTTGTTCGGCGAAGCCGGCGGACCACAACAAGGCCAATATGGCAGCCTCGGAGCAGAAGGGTACAAGTCGTCGTTTACTATGTCCGGCGGCGACGCGTTGGGTAACCAAGCACTAGCTGAAGTAGCTTACGGTCAAGCAGCAACTTTGCTTAAGATGGCCGGTAAGGATATAGCCGGCTTGACTATCGGACAAGGTTACAAACTTGATCCAGAAGGTGACTCTGCCGGATTAGCATACCGCAATATTTCCCTCAATGGCAGAACTATAACTGGCGGAACATTTGATGGCAATAACGGCGCGCAGTGGGTCGGCGGCAGTGGCGACGCCGAAGGGGCCGCCACCTACCTCGGCAAGCTCACCTCTGCCGAGATCGAGGCGCTGGTCAAGGCCATCGACGACACCAAGCTCACGGATCTGACGGGCAAGCTCAAGGCCAATTTCGGCGACCTGGCCGTCGCGATGGAGAAATACGGCACGGCGCAGGCATTGCAAAAAGGCTTGCTGGGCGCGATCCTGAGCGACGAAGAAAAGCAGAAACGCCACCTTGCCGAAGTCACGGAATATCTGAACAAGGCGTTCGCGGACATCAATATGGCCGTCCCCACGACGACCGAAGAATTCCGCAAGTTGATCGACGGCGTTGATCTGACCACGGTGGCCGGGCAGACCTTGTTGACGCAACTGGGGGCGATGGGCGACTCCTTCCTGTTTGTGGTGGAACGGGCGAAGGCGGCACAAGCGCAGCAAGAGGAGTACACCAACCGTCTGGCCGTCCTGCAAGGCACGACCACGGAGCAGCGTCTTGCCCGCGAAAAGGAATTGGCCGGGGCTTTGACGGACGGCAACAAAGCGATACTCAACCAGATTTACGCACTGGAAGATCACAATGCCATCATCGAAAAACAGAAGGAAGCATACCAGTCGCTGTCTGAGACGATTACGACGATGGTTGATGCAATCAAGGCGCAGAATGGCGCACTGAAGGCATCGCAATCGGGCTGGCAGCGTGAGTATGGCGGCGTGGATGTTCAGGGCGCGGCAGAGCGCGTCGCGGCGGCGATGGGCATGAGTGCCGGCAGCGTGAGGGGGATGTCCGAGGCCGACCTGAGAAGTCTGGCATTGTCGCAATCGCAAACGACCACGACGACCGACAAGTACGCGGACGTGTCCAAAGAGGCGATGACGGAAGCCTTGCGGTCGGGCTTCACGGCCACCTCGGATGCGCTGGCCGACGCGGTGCGCGGCGGGGTGCTGTTTGACAAGCTCCCTGCCCTGCTCGACCCGTTCCTGAAACCCTTGGCACTGAACACCGACGATGCCTTCCAGTATGTCGCGAATCACATCCTGTCGTCTTGGGATGCGATCATGGGTGATGGTGGCAGCGGTGCAGGCAAGACGCTGGCCGAGATCGTGGATCAGTTTGTCCAAGGGCAAGACCTGCCGACGAGTCATCGCGTGCTGGCCGGGACGGAAACAACCAGCAATTTCGACAAGCTGAAACAGGACTGGGACGATCTGATTGCAGCAGCGGCTGAGTCGGCCAAGGCGGGCGCAGAGGCGGCTGGCAGGGTGGCCGAAGAAGCGAAGAAGGCGGCAGAGGCCGCAGCGGCTGCCGCAAAAGAAGCCGAAGATGCCTTCAGACAACTAGCAGAATCTGTCGAGTCTGTATTCCAAAAGTATCAGGACAACATTAAGAAATCGCGCATAGATGGGATGACTTCACAAGAAAAGGTTTCTTACTTTACCAACCAATCTGCACAAGCACTAGCTGCATTGTCAGGTGGTACTATTCAGGATTCTGAGACCCTGCTTAAACTACACGACGATTATATTGAGTCAGTGATGAACCAATATGATGTAGAACTTGAAGCACTTGAAGAACAGTTTAAGGTTACTACGGACTTGCTGCAAACTGTTGCAGATATCAAGGGTTGGCTAGACAAGATCAAGCTAGGAACATTAAGCACGCTGAGTCCGCTACAGAAACTTGATGAGGCTCGTCGTCAATATGAACAAACTTTGACTGCTGCTCAATCGGGGGATATTGGCGCTCGCCAGAACCTGACCTCAACCGCCGAAGAGTATTTGAGTCAGGCTCAGAGCTACTATGCCTCTAGTGAAGATTACGCAAACATATTCACTAATGTCCTTGCACAGATCGGGGCGCTATCTGAACCAACCAAAACCACTGCCGAAATCTTAGCCCAAATCGAATCTCAGGACAAGTTGTTCAACACTCAAGCTAATGCCTTGCGAGAGAGGATGATTGTTGCTCTTGAGACTGGTCAAAATCGCCTAGTGGACGCGTTGGGTAGTATGAAAGCTGATTTCATAGCCGCATTGGGTCAAGCTAGTGCATTAGCTAAAGCTGCTAGTGCTCCACCAGCTTATGCGTCACAACCATACAGTACGTCTGACTCTCCTGCAATCCGGCAAGAACTCGCAGTCACTGTAAGCTATAACGGTACCAGCCACAAGGTTTCCGGTGGCAGCAAAGAGGACTTGGTTCTAGCTGCCGTATCCTCAATTAACCCCGGTTTTGACTATGCCGGTGCCGCAGCAAGCAATCCTGCACTAATTGAGGCATGGGGTAAGGACTTAGGTATCCCAGGATATGCTAAAGGTGGTTTAGTATCCCCCGGATGGGCTATGGTTGGCGAACAAGGCCCAGAACTGATTAACTTCTCGCAGCCAGGTCGTGTCTATACAGCAGATCAAACATCAGCAGCCATTAATGGTGGTAACGAAGAATACCTGCAACAAGTTATCAGCGAACTACAAGCCTTGATTCGTCAGAACGGTGCAGCAAGTCAAGCCATGATCGCAGAACTCCAAGCAGTTAAAGCAGAACTCGAAGACCTGCGTGCCCGCACGAGACTTAAAGAGGCAGCATAATGCAAGG